CTGGTAAAAAAGATCCAAGTAAAATTTCAAGACCACCTTTTTTGTTTTCTTGAAAATCATGAAAGAAAGCTTTAAAAAATCTTTTACCATATTCTTCATCAGAATTTAATGGACTAAACAATCCATCATACATAGTTTCAACTGCTCCAGTGACTGCTTCATAGGGTTGTTCTACAGTCCAGTCCCCCATTGTAAAAGTTTTGTCTTCATTTAATTTACTCAAAGGGTAAAGCGTATGGTCTTTTTGAAACCACGGTGCATAGAATCTTTGATAAGAAGTTATAAAAGAATTATCTAAGTCAGTTAATTGTGAAGTTACTGTATCTAAAATTTTATTAGAACCATATAATACACCACTCATTCCAACCAATCTTCTTGCTCCCATCTGTCTAATGTATGGATTCATAGAAGCTAGTTCTCTAGTTGTATACATTGTAGTATTAAATATATTTCTAATAACTTCTGAGTTAAAAGCAACAAAGTTTCCAGCAGGTAATCTTCTCCAGTTTCTTACAATAGCAGGAACCATTCCATAGTTAGGATACACATTCCTAATATATGCTCCAGCAATTTCTTTTAAAGATTCACTGTAGGTTTTTAAAGAACCGTCAAAATTTTTAGGATCCCATTTAGTTTTAAACACTTCATCAAATTGTTTTGCTACTAACTCTTGCCAAGTAAAAGGTGTTGTTCTACCTGGTTCTACTCTAAACCCTTGTTTAACAGCGTCTTTGACACTAATACCATATTTAGGTAAGTCTACTATTTGACCTTTTATTGTGCCAAAATTACCACCTCTAACTGTGTTTAAAAGATTTCTAGGAATAGCCGCTAACAATTGTGATTTTGTAAACTCATAACCATACGCTTTCCATACGTTATCCGATCCTTGATAAAATTCTGTGGCTTTTCTAAATATCGGGTTTCTCATTAAATATTCAAACAACTGATCTGTGCTTTGATATCTTTTTCCTGGAGCTGAAGCTAAATCTTTCATAACCATTTCTAATTCCCCAGCTACTGCTGAACTATCAGTTACTCCGTATTTTAAATATTCTGATAATTTTTTCTTCATTACTTCTTGATTAACTCTTCCACTAGTTCCTAGTATTTCTCCAAATGTTAATTTCATTGCGTCTAAAACACTTGCTTGTCTACCAATGTGTCCTTGCAATAGTGCAAAGAAAGAAGCAGTTTCAAAGTTACGAGCTTGTGTCATCATTGATAAAACTGTTTTACTTAATTGAGATGTAATTTTAGCTGCTAAGAATGCTTTGTAGATAGGACTTTTTAAAAGACCATCTGTAATTAAAGCATCTGAGGTAATTCCTTCAGCAATTTCTGGCAATGTGTAATACGATTTTTTATCTGTAGTAGTTACTTTTTTGCCTGCTTTATTTGTTTTAATTGTTTTTGTAGTGTAAGTGTAAATGTCATCCATATTAAGATAGGAAGCACTTTGTTTTGGTTGTATTTTTACTAATTGAGCACCTGTCATTCTTGCAATTTCTTTTAAAGTTCTGTCCGCAGGATCTTTAAAAATGTAACCATACTTTAATCCTTGTTCTACTATTTTTTTATTTGATTGAATGTGTCCTAATAAAGTTGCTTGATTAGTAACTGTGTTTAAAATTATAGATCGTGGGTCTTCCACCTTACCCAATAGTTTTTGAATAACTTCTGGAATTTTTTGTTTAGATTTTAATATCCCTGTGGGTGCAATAACATCTTTAACAATAGCACTAATTCTTTCTTGTGCTGTAGTTCCTTCAAAATTTTGTCCTCCTCTAGTAACGATGTCTTCTACTCTTCTAATAGCTTCTTTTGTTAAAGTTGTACTAGTCATTTTAGCATTTTTAAATCTTTCATCTGTTCTTTTAATTTCTTTTTTAAACCATTCTGCAGCTTGTTTTTTAACTGCCTTGTCTGGAGTAAAACTTCCTTGAAAAATTTTATAAGAAGTATTTAAATATTTTTCTAATCCTTTAATTAATTGATCAGCAACTCTTTGATCTTCTATGTAAGGATGAAGTTTCATAGATAGTTGATCTATTTGTTTTCTAATATTTTTAGCATAAGTTCTTAAAGAAGAATCTACTGCATCAATACTTCCACCTTTCATAAAATTAATAACTTGTTGCCAGTACTGTTGTGCACCAACGGTTCCTGTTCGACCAATAATTCTACTACCCATTCCTATTTCAGCTAATCGATATATGTTTTTCTCTAACATTCTCATATCTAAATCAACTTTCTTTTGTTCAGATCTAACTAAATCTTCTGCTTGTTTTTTAATTCTAGCTAATTCTTTTGGTAAATATCTTCGAGCTCTCATAGGGGCTAAAAATTTTTTATCGATAGCTCTTAAGGCATTATTTCTAAATCCCTTTAGACCTGTAAAACCTTTTTCCAACATTTGCCATTGTTCCATTGGTGGTATACCTGATTTACTTCTTACAGCATTCCATCCATACTTAATACCTCTTGGTATCATTGGAAGTCCAATTCCCCGTTTAGTTTCGTATGCTACTAAAGGTGCTACAATTTTTTCAATACCAAGACCTATAGGATTTAAAATAATTTTAGAACTTTGAAGTATTTTTTTACCTACTGGTAAAACAAGTTTTCTTCCTGCTACAGTTAATCCACCAATTAATGCCGTACCTTCTGCACCAAATCTTAATTTATTTCTAAGAGTAGCAGCTGCTTTTGCAGAACCCGTTAGTTCTTTTGTTTCTTCCATAGCTGTATTTAAAAGCTTTGAGTTAGTAATTGTAGTATTCCTATTAGGATCTCTTGTTACAAATTCACCAACACCATATCCAACAGCACCTGCAACTCCCCAGTAACCTAGTTTTTGTGCAATAGAAGAATACTGTTTAAGTCCGTCAACTATGACAGGGTTTCCTTTTTTAATAACAGGTTTTTTCTTTTTAACTTTAGCTAATATTTTTTTAGTAGTACCTGGAGCTACTTTACCAAAAATTTTTCCACCTAGTTTTAATAAAGTTTTTCCACTTGCTAATGATATACCAAATTGAGTTAGGTCTTCAGCTAGTCTTTCAATACCATCTCGAGATGCTTGTGCTTCTGGCCATCGTTCTTCTATAAAAGACAACATGTTAGTATCAAAACCAGGAACCCTGTCTACAATACTTGCTAAAGTTAATGCAGCACCTCTTGCACTGCTTTCCATAGCAAGTGCTGTTCCTTGCATAATTTTAGTACTTGTCTTACTTAGATATTCTTTTTTAGCAAGATCACCGTATTTATCTGATCTAATAGTTACATCATATGAATCACCGCCTTGCATATAATATGTAAGAAATCTTGCACCATCATTTTTTAATTTTTCATTAGTTTTATATTCTGCAAGAACTTTGTTGGGGTATAAAAGTAATGCTGTATTACCAGCGTCTCTAGCTGCTTCTTCGCTACCGTGTTCTTTTATAGCTTCATTGTAAGCTGTAACTAATTGTGGGTTTTCTTTAAATATATCTAAATATCTTAATGCCTTACTGTATTGCTCATCATCATTAATAGTAGATATATATTTTTTTTCTTCATCAGTAAGAACTTGTCTATCTTCTTCTAATTCTTTTTTAGCATCTTTTGCGTTCTCTAAAACTGATGTTTCTTCTTTGTCTTTTTTTTCAAGATTTTTATTAGCTTCAACAATATCAAAATCTAAAGTTTTTAAAATATTGTCAACAGCCTCACCTTCATTAAGAGCATTATTATCTTCTAATACAGAAAGATCTATACCTTTTAAAATATCTGCCATGCATACTACACCATCTCTGTGTTCATTGGTAACACAAGATTAACCTGGTACTTATTATTAAATTCATAAACTTGACTTTGATCATTTATTTCTGAAAAATCATTAAACGCATCTTGATTGTAATAAATTAATTCTGCAATATCATCACTTATTTCTGCAGGTAATTTTTCTCTAAACTCTTCATAAGGCATATTAATTGTAGGAACTTTTTCTACAGTATCTGTCATAGACATATCTTCTGTAATAGTTTCATTAGGTGTAGAAATAGTTTCTGTCATATTCATACTGGCTTGCATAGGTTGTGCACCATCCATACCCGTTCCCATGTTGTAACCTACTCTACCCCCTTTTGCTTTTTTTTCACCAGTGTATATTTCAGTAGCTGTTTTCATTGCGTCATCTAACGTTGAAGTGTTACCTATTTTTTTAGATTCAGCTTCATATATCTTAACAGCTAAATCAACTATTTTTTGTTTTAAAGATTTTTCAGGTTGTTTTCTAGACGCAATATCTTTTTTCTCTTGTGCTATTTTTCTTTTAACTTGAGTAATAGCGTCTTCTACAATTTTTTTATCAGCTTCAGTTGTTGCTGATTTTAACCTAGCCTCTAATGCTGATAAAGTACCTGCATAATAATTATCTACTTGTTTTAATTGTATTTCTATTTCAAATTTTTTAGAATTTGCTGTTGCATATATCTCTTTCATTTTTTGTATTGCATCCGCTTCTCTGTCCATGTCTTTTCTTATTTGTGCTTCTTCATTTTCAAGAACAGATAGTTCAGCAGCTTTTTCTAAATCATAGTCTGCATCTCTTTCAGCCGTAATTCTGTCTGCTTGAAGTTTACCTATTTGTCCACTTGTTAAAGCATTTCCTTGTGAATCATATGGATTTGCATATTCCCCAAAAGATCTAAATACTTTTGCACCATCAGATACTCTTGGTTCTGTTAATTTAATTTTTTCTGTTTCAATTTCTTCTAAAGTTCTTCCAGCATATCCACCAGGACCATCTACTAATCCTCTTTTAGGTGTATCTAAACCAGACGTGATACCAGTTCCTTGAGCCGAGTAGCTTCTGCCACCCATCTTAAACATTGGTCTTTTTAAAATTCTATTATACATTTTGGTTTTGTTGGTTATTTTGATTCATCATATTTCCACCAAGTGTCGTATACATATTAGCAAAGCCACCAATACCCGTTAGTATTGGATTTGGTGTAAATTTCTGTGTAGGTGAACCAGGCATTGCACCAGATACAGTACCATAAATATTTGCTACATCTGTAATTCTATCTAGTGGTAATTGATATGCACTTTGATTAGCTTGAGCAATTGCATTTAGTTTAGATTGTTCTAGTAACTGATCTTGTTGTCCTAGAGCATCAAACGCTGCAATGTTTTGTTGTTGTAGTCCTGGTACTAATCCAGCCATACCTTGTAAGTTTCCAAGTTGTTGTTGTTGTTGTGTTAATGCTTGATTGTATCCTTGACCATATAGTCCAGCAAGTAATGCTGCTCTGTTTCTATCAGAGTTAGATTGATATTCTGCTCTTGCTACACCTTCTCTACCACCACCAAAAGCACCAGCTGTGTAAGCTGCATCTGATACAGTTTGTTGTCCTATTTGTGCTTGTCTATCAAAGTCAGCTAAAGTTGTATTAATAATTTCTTGTTGGTAAGGTGACATAAACTGTTGGTAACCTTGACCTGGATCTAATAAATTTTGTTGAGAAATGCTATCTAAATAAGGCTGATAACTTGCAACACCTGTACCGCCTGTAAATCCTGTAACCTGGCCACTAGCGTCTCTTTGTATAGTTCCTAATCCACCTAGATCTGCAATACCTTGTGCAGCTTGTTGTTGAAATGCTGATTGACCTGCAACTTGTGGAGTTAATTTAGAAACATCAATAGGAGTTCCTAGTTGCCCGATACCATATTTAAGAATATTTTGACCGTAAGGTTGTAGTGTTGCGCTTGGTAATAAACCTGCGTCTGAATAAGTTTGAGCCATTATGCTGTCATCCTTTTAGCTGTTGGTTGTGCCTCTAATGTTTTCATAGTATCATACATTTTTTGTGCACCTTTGTTAATACTTCCTCCGCCTGCAGCTCTTACTGCATCGGCTGTAAATACAAATTCGTTTTTAGATAATCTAGCTGGTACATCATCTTTTTTTTCATACTCTCCAAGTGGTACAAACCCACCATTAAATCTATAATCTTTTTCCATACCACCAAGATCCATGACGCCTCCTGCTGCTCTCTTGACTCTACCACCTTTTTTAAGATTTATTATACCACCTTTAGCAGCCATTTTCATAGACTCCATATTTTTCTTTTTACCTATAATTCCATAAAAATCATCGTAGTATTCTTCTGGAGTATCATAACCTAAAGGAATGCCTTCTTCTATAAATTCTATGACAATTTTTTTATTAATACCATTGTACATTGGATCGTTTGGATCATACTTATCACTAGCCATTTGAACAGCATCTTCAATTTTAACAGTGCCATCCATTACAGGACCTTCACCCATCATATAACCAGGTCGACCACCATTTTTTAAATTTGCTATTCCACCTTTAGCTTTGTTAACTATAACTTCTTCTATCATAGCATCATATTCTGTTTTAGATATATCACCGTTTTTATAAACGTAAGGTATTAATGTTTTGTAGTATTGCATTTTTGTTTGTTCATCTACTTTACCATCAACGTCATTAAACAGACCACTTAAGATTGCGTACTCATCTGACTTACCTTCTATTTTTGGAAAAGATAAATCTCCGCCACCATCCATCCCAAACATAACTGTGTCTGGAGAACCTTCTTCAAACCCCATTCTTTTTACAACATCGGGTGCTTTTTTTCTAAGTGCTTCAATACCAGGGCCACCACCTTTGTTAAACCCCATTGCTTTTACAACATCGGGTGCTTTTTTTCTAAGAGCTGTAATACCTGCATTAGGATCACCACCGTTTTTTAAACCGATAATACCACCTTGTGCTACTTTTTGAAAAGAAGTTACATCTGCCTTAGAGGTAGGTCTTCCGGTAACGGTCATAGGAGTTAGATTCAAGTCTATAGCAGCTTGCGCCTCTTGACCAGCAGCTTCAGCTGCTTTCATATAATCTGTATAAGCTGATTCTTCTAGTTCATTTCTAGCTTTTTGATTTTTATAATCTAAATATGCTTTTGCTGCAGAACCACCAACGTCTACAATATCCTTATATTTCTTATAATTATCAGGTACATCCTTAATAAAATCGATAATGCTATCGTACCATGCCATAGTTTTAAATTCCTCTGAAAGTATTATATATTAAAATAGCAGGGATTTCACCTGAAAGTACTGTTTTACAAAGTTTTTTGTCCATAGTCAATCTTTGATGTTAAAGTCAGCGCCAATGTTTATCTCTTCTACAGTGATATTTACATCTCTTTTTACATGCTCTGCTTTAGTATCTGTACCTGGGTTTTGTACATCTGCTAATGCTTCTGCGTCTGACATATACTCTTGACCTGTTTCTGTATTAGTTAATGTTACTTCACATTTAGGTGTAATTACTGGTACTCTTTGACCATTAATTGTTTCGTACCTAACAGAAGCTTCTGTTTCTATAAATGGCATTATCTATCCTCTCTGTTTATTTCTAATATTGATGCTGTTGCAAACAATCTATTTGCATCTGCTGCTGTTACTTGTAATACTTCATTTTCTAACATAATTAAAGGCTCTGTTAATAATTGATCCGATGTATTAGCAGTAATTGTTTTAGTATTAAACAAAGTAAATTTGTTAGCTGACGCTGGATCTCCATCAAATAGGTCTACAGTAATAGTTGTATCACTAGCATTATCACTACTAACTAATAATGATTTTACAATAGCTCTAGTATTAGAAGGTACCGTGTATAAAGTAGTAACGGTGTTAGTTGTTAAATCTTTTTTTGCACTTAAATATATATTTGCCATATTATCCTAGTCCAAACCAAGTGTATCTCTCAGAGTCTTCTTTTAATTGAGTTAAAAAAGTAGAGTTTAATTGCTCTACTACAGTTGATAATGCTCTGTTAATTTGTCTTTGGTTATCTTCTGTATATTCTTTTTTAGGCTCTGGTAATCTAACTACAATTTTTGTCATTATCTTCTTCCATCTGCTTGAACATCTGCTCTAAAAGTACCAAATCTCCAAGAATCACCTGAATTTGTATTTTCTATCTTAATACTAGCATATCTTCCTCTAGACCTGGTGTCTACCTTTGTTGTAGATGAGGTGATAGTAAAGGGACTCAAAGTTGTTCCTGCAGCTAGTGTTTGTGGATAGTCAGTTACTAATACTGTCACACTAATAGAACCTGTTATTGTTTTAAAATCTGGTAAAAATCTCCTCATAGCCAACATAAATTCTCCACTGCCTTCTTGCGTGTTAAGTGCAAAATCATAGGATTGTATAAATGATGTAAGAGTTGTAATAGTTCCATCAGGATTAACTTGATCTGTCCCTGTTTCATGTTCAAAATAAACTGTTTGACCTAGTCCTGTACTTCCTTGAATAACAGGAAAACTACCTGTGTTACTGCTGTTAAAAGCAGTTGCATAAGGTCTAGGGTAGATTAAAGAATCTAACCATGTTGTTCTAATAGAGTTAGTGTTAGTTCCTGTATACCAGTTACCCATAGGGATATCTTTTCCTTCACCATAATTATGGACTACATACTTGTCATTAAAAGTAGATCCTTGGGTTGGATAATACCAAACAACTTCTGTGTATAAATTATTAATACCTGCATAAACTTGTTGTCCTTTTGTTGTATCAAAATTGTCATAAACAAAATCTTCCACTGAACAAGCTAAGGTATTAACTGTTCCATCAAATGCAAAAAAACCATTACTACCCATCCAATAGGCAACACCATCAATTTCAATAGCTGCATTCTTACCAATCAATCCACAGTTAGTTCCAACTTGTTCAAAACCAAATGTAAAAGGAGCTCCAACAAACTTCATTGTATATAATGCGTTATCAGTCCACACTAGGATATTTTCTTTTGCAACAATAGAACCTACAATTTTAGTTCCATCTTGTAGTCTTTGAGATCCCGCTGTGTTAGTTGCTTCAATAGTATATTTGTTTAAAGCTTCTTGATCCGAGAATCTTATAAAAAGATTATCTTGTGTAGTTGGATCTCCTATAGTTGTTTCTGTTCCAAAATGAATTAAGTGTCTAGTTGTTGGAGATATCAAAGCAAGTCTAGATGCTGTTGGATTACCTACAGCTTCTCCATCACTATTAGTTCCAATTAAAGTAGCAAAAGGAGAGTCAGCACCTGTTAAACTTCCATCGGTACTTGGTGTTGAAGTAGATGCGTGAGTTGTTAATCTAGCTGCAATTCCAGAGTTCCAAGTAAATGTTTTACCATTAGCAATAGTTGCAACTAGTACTTCTCCAAAATTACTTAATGACCAGAGACCTGGTTCTAGGGTAACAGTTGATGCTTCTACTGCTTCTCCCCATCCTGTAAAATCGGTTGCATTTGTAACTGTTGCACCTGTACTATGGGCTTGGCCATTTGATGTACCAGTTGTAGCGGTTCCGTTTGCACCTCTAGTAATGCCTCTTAATTCATTTCCAACAATAGAAGAATAAGTTATTAATTCATTAGCTATAGCCACAGTTCCTGAAGATGGAAACCCAGTTGTAGATGTTAAAACTATTGCTGTACCAGATCCACCTGTTCCAGCGGTATCTGCAAGCAAAGCTCCGTTTAAAGTATTTTGCAAAGCGCCTGTAACAATTCCACCATAATTTCCAACACCATAACCATAACCATATGTTTGTGCTGCAGGACCAACTATTTCATAGGGGTTAACTGTTCCAGAAGCACTTCCAGGGACTGTAGATCCTGCGTTTGTTTCTTGTTGAGTTAATGTTAAAATAAATGTTGTCGGTGTAGGTACACTTTGTACTTGATATAAAAAATCATTATAACCTGCAGCTGTTGTAGTAGAGTTAGTAGCAGGAGTCACACTTGTTAAAGTCAACATATCTCCTACAGCTAATCCGTGGTTAGCAGTAGTTGTAAAAGTTGCGTTTTTATTACTGTCGTTAGTTACAATAGAATTAATAGTAAATGTAGTTAGAGTTCCAGCGTTGTTACTTTTAAAAGGAGTAATATCATGGAGTTGTCCTTCAAAATATAAAAGTAAAAATTTATCAGTGCCTATAGCAACATATCTATTACCATCTAAATCTACAAAAGCGTGTTGTTGTCTAGCTACACCACAAATAGTTTCAGTCAATAAGGATTGCCAACCCCCTACTTTTTCAGGAAGTCCGTATCTAAATCTAGTATTGTCAGAATCAATCCATCTATTAACTGCACCAACTGGAGTTGTCTGCTTGTCTACTCCTGGACTAAATTGTAATTCAAAAAGAGCCATAAGTTAGCTCCTATTGATTTGTTGATTTATATAGCCAGCCTTTTGTGGCATTAGCGTATATTAATGTTACACATTGATTATTAGTAGCAAGAGTATCGTTAGCAGCGTCACCTTCTATATTAGAACCACCTCTATCTATAATACAATTGTTTGTTGCAAAACCATTTGATGCTGAACCATCCATAATTGTTACCTCATCACCTACTGCAGGTGAGCTCGGTAATGTAATTGTAACTGGGTTAGCGACTGTGTCTACTACAATTTGATCACCAGCAACTGCTGTATATGTAACTTTACTTGCTGCAGTTACAGAAGTCATTCCTTTTTGTAACATACCTAATGTTGTTGCTGGCACACTACCTCTAGAATAAACTAAAGCTGTTGCACCTTCAGGAAGAGGAACTTGAGTAGCTCCAGCTTGACCTGTTGTAAGTAGGGTTACTGTATAACTATCACCTGCTCCACCTCTAGTAGTTCCATCTTCTACAAAAAATACTCTGTTTGCATTACCACCTGTTGTTGATGCAGGCATCGCTAGACTAGCGTTACCTGATAAAGTGCCTACAACTTTTATGTAAAGGTTTTTACCATTTGCTGTTGCATCTCCATCAGCTAAACTTAATGTAGTTGTACCTGAACTTAAAGTTACTTCTACATAGCCTGAAACTGCTTGTTGTAATAATTGTAAATTAGTGTTTGTAATTGATCCCCATAGACCAGCTTTCTCTCCTGTTGCTACAAGTTCTAATGATAAATCTGATGAATAAGTTGATGCCATATTAGTACGGTTTTATTGGTGTCCAAACCATTGTTGCTCCTGGTATTATATCGTTCCACGTTATAACTCCTGGTTCTACTGTATCTAATGATAAAGCATTACCTGTAGGACTTATATTTGCTGCTCCTGTTACTGTAACATTTCCTGTGGCTAAGGTCAATGCGTTTCCTGTAGGTGAAACATTAGCATCTGCAGTAACTACAATAGTCCCTAAACCTAAGGCTACTTGTGATCCTGTAACACTAACATTAGCAGCACCACTAATAGTTAAAGTACCTAAACCTAATGTTACCTGTGAACCTACTACATCTTCTACAATAGAATCTGCAATAACACCTACACTACCTATAGTAATTGTAAGTGCATTTCCTGTTACATTTACATTTACTGCACCAATATTTGTTGATGTAGCAAATGGTAATGCTGATATTGCGTCAAATCCTAAACTCATAAATAATCCTTAAAAGGAAGCAGGGGGTATGTGGTGGTGCCCTGCCTCCATCTAAAGATTATATCATCGTTTAAACCAAGAAGGAAGTCCTAAATGT